AGTCTAATTTCTCTGGCAAGCTTGGTGGCTCTATCTCTGCTACAGATAAACTTGGCGTCTATGGTGAAGTATCTTTCTCACAAGTGGAAGATGCTGATAACACCTACGGCACAAAGTTAGGAGCTAAGTATAGTTTCTAATGTCACAACAAAGTTCAGCTAACCCTGCTTTTGTAACTAGGTATACACCTGAGCCTGAAAAGCCAGATACTATGCCTAGTGATTACCAACCGCCAGGTGTTGATGAAGAAAAAAAGACAGATAAATGAATTGTGGATAGTAGTCTTCGGGCTGCTATCTTTTTTCATAATGATAGAAGGAGCACACCTCCAATACCATAAGGAAACATCTGATGTTACCTTGCGAGTGCCGATGGCAGAAAGTAGATTTCCAATCTAACTTAACAGGGGTTCGATTCCCCTCACTCGCTTTGGCTTTAGCCCTCTACGGAGGATACCTTTAGCCGTCTAGACGGTGGGAAAGACCACAAAACAAACGTTTTAATTTGCTGGCAAGGGAAAATATACATTCATTACATTTTAAATTAAAGAAAAATGGCACAACAAAGTACCGCACATCAGGCGTCGGTAACTATGCCAGGTGCTGCTAATAGCACAGGCGATAGAAGAGCCCTTTACCTTAAATTGTTTAGTGGTGAGATGTTCAAAGGCTTCGAGTATAACTCAATAGCTAGAGATCTCGTCATGAAGAGAACACTTAAGAACGGGAAATCTTTACAATTTATATACACAGGACACACCAAAGCTGAATTCCATACTCCAGGAAATTCCATATTGGGTAACAGTGATGGAGCACCTCCAGTTGCAGAAAAAACTATAACTGTTGATGACCTCCTTATCAGTTCGGCTTTTGTGTATGAGCTAGACGAAACCCTTGCACACTACGAACTACGTGGTGAGATCTCTAAGAAGATCGGTTATGCATTGGCTCAAAAATATGACAGACTAGTCTTCCGTGCTATTGCACGTGGTGCTAGAGCTGCATCACCTATCACTAAGTCTGGATTCGTAGAACCAGGTGGTACTCAGATTCGTGTTGGTACTAACAACCAAGCATCTGATGCATACGTACCTGCTTCACTAATTTCAGCTTTCTATGACGCTGCCGCTGCTCTTGATGAGAAGGGTGTTAGCTCAGAAGGACGTGTAGGTGTACTAAACCCAAGACAGTACTATGAGCTAATACAAGCTGTTGGTACTAATGGTCTTGTTAACAGAGACGTACAAGGTAAAGCTTTACAGTCTGGTAATGGCATCATTGAAATTGCAGGCATCAAGATCTACAAGTCAATGAACATTCCATTCTTCTCAAGCTATGGTACTAAGTATGGTTCTGCATCTGCTACAAACCCTGGAGTAACTTCTCCTGGCAACACTGGCTCATTCGTTGGTGAAGCTGTTGAAGATGCTGCAAACGATGTAACAGGAATCAACAACGAGTATGGTGAAGAAACAGAATTCGCTAACTCTTGTGGTTTAATCTTCCAAAGAGAAGCTGCAGGTTGTGTTGAAGCAATCGGTCCTCAAGTCCAAATTACATCAGGTGACGTTTCCGTGATTTATCAGGGTGATGTTATTCTTGGTAGATTGGCTATGGGTGCTGACTATCTTAACCCAGCCGCTGCTGTTGAACTCGTTGCAGGTGCTGCAGTTGGTTCATCAGGTAACGCTGCATTCTAAATATATTACACATGGGGAGGCTTCGGTCTCCCTTTTTTTTTTACAAAATTTTTTATGGCTACCTCAACAATTGATACCGATACCGAACTATCCGCTGTAAACTCAATCTTGGGTAGCATAGGTCAATCACCCGTAACCACTCTTAACTATGAGAACCCTGAAATATCATTTATATATAATATACTAGCTGAAGTTAATAAGGATGTACAGAATGAAGGCTGGCATTTCAACACAGAACATCATATAGCTGTTGATCCTGATGCTAGTGGTTACATAACGATACCTAATAATGCATTAAGATACGACATCCATGATGGACTTAAAGATAAATCACAGGATGTAGTACAACGTAATGGAAGATTATATGATTTAGTAGAACACACCGATGTATTTACCAATACTCTGTACCTTGATCTAGTGACGCTGTATGCGTTTGAAGATCTCCCTAACCCATTCCAACGTTACATTACTTACAGGGCTGCTGTAAGGGCTGCTACACAGCTTGTATCAAACGTACAACTCACACAGCTATTGAAAGAAGATGAAGCTAAGTCTAGAGCTGTGTGTCTAGAGTACGAATGCGACAAAGCTGATCCATCATTCTTTGGTAATCCACATGAAAGCGTTTATACATCTTATCAACCTTACAATGCACTACGTAGATAATGTCAAGCATTACACAAACAATACCCAGTTATACTGGAGGGATATCTCAACAGCCTGATGAACTTAAGTTACCAGGGCAAGTATCTAAAGCTAAGAATGTATACCCTGACTTGGTAAATGGATTAACTAAACGTCCAGGTGGTAAGTTAATTAAATCTTTAAGTGATGGCAGTCTTAACTCTGCTACTAATGGAAGATGGTTTCATTACTACAGAGATGAAAACGAACAATATGTAGGTCAAATATCAACATCAGGTATTCTGAGGATGTGGACTTGTACTGACATCTATGATACAGGTGGTACTAAACGACACAGTGCAGGGGATGAGATGAATGTCACTTACCCTGGAGCTGTATCTAGTCAATCAGCATTAGTTACTTATCTAACACATACTAATGATGAAGATCTACAAACATTAACTCTTAACGATTATACTTATATAACTAATCGTACTAAGACTGTTGCAATGGCAGGTACTACTGAAACTGCTAGACCACATGAAGCATATATTGAATTAAAAAAAGTAGCTTATGCTAGTCAGTATGCAATAAATTTATTTAATGATAATACTACTACTACAACTACTACTGCTACAAGATTAAAAGTAGAGTTAATAAAATCTAGTAACAATTATTGTCATACTGATGGCTCGCTTAGAGCTAGAGCTACAAGAATTACTGATGCTACTAGATGTGATGATACAGCAGGAGACGGTAGAGACGCATGGGCACCTAACATTGCTACTCGTATTTTTTCTATTAATGATGGAGCAACAGTAGAAGATACAGATGCTGTTTCAGGTAATTACTCCTATACTATTGATGTTAAAGCTGCTAATGGTAGTTCTGTTAACAGAGGTACTGACTTATACTTTAGAATATCTACTATAGGTCAATCCGTACCATACGGTTCAGGTTCAAATGTAACTTACCAAGCTAGATACACTACTACATATGACATGCTTTATGGTGGTGCAGGTTGGGTAGCAGGTGATTACTTTTATCTTTGGATGAAAGATGCGTATTACAAAGTTACTGTTGAAGAAGTTAGTACTTCTCAAATACAAGGTAACTTAGGTATTATCCGTCCTACTCCTACATCCTTTGATACTAAGACAACAGTTACAGCTGAAAGTATACTTGGTAGTTTAGAAGAGGGTATAGTAGCAACCAGTGAGTTTACTTCATCTGAGGTTCAGATCATAGGTAATGGTATATATCTGACCAATGGTACAGCATTTAACGTTACCTCTCCAACAGGTGAGTTATTAAATGTGGTTACTTCAGAAGTTAATAACATAGAAGACCTACCTACACAGTGTAAGCATGGTTATGTTGTTAAAGTAAAAAATAGTATTGCTAATGAAGATGATTACTTTGTTAAATTCTTTGGTGAAAATAACAGGGACGGTCCTGGTACATGGGAAGAATGCCCAGCCCCAGGTAGAACTACTACTATAAGTTCAGCTACTATGCCTATACAGATTGTACGTAATTATGTAAGTAATGCTGTACGGTTTGATGTAGACCAAATAGTTTGGGATCCTTGTACTGTAGGTAATACTACAACTGTACCTGAACCTTCATTTATAGGTCAAACTATAAACAAGATGGTATTCTTTAGGAATAGAATGGTAATGCTCAGTGATGAGAATGTTATCATGTCTCAACCTGGAGACTTCTATAATTTCTGGCCTCGCTCTGCTATTACATACTCAGCTACAGACGTCATTGATTTGTCTTGTAGTTCAGAGTACCCCGCTATAGTATATGACGCTATACAGGTTAACTCAGGTCTTGTTCTATTTACTAAGAACCAACAGTTCATGCTGACTACAGACTCTGATGTCTTAAGTCCTCAAACTGCTAAGATTAATGCGTTAGCTAATTATAACTTTAACTATAAAACTAACCCTATATCATTAGGTACTACCATAGCTTTTTTAGATAACGCAGGTAAACATAGTAGATTCTGGGAAGTAGCTAAGGTCTTACGTGAAGGTGAACCTATTGTGGTTGACCAAAGTAAAGTAGTACAAAAACTATTTGACAAAGAATTAGAATTGATATCTAACTCTAGAGAGAATGGTGTGGTATTCTTTAGTAAGAAAGGTACTAATACTTTATATGGTTATAAGTATTTTAACAGTAGTGAAAAACGTTTACAACAAGCTTGGTTTACTTGGGAGTTAATGGGTGAAATACAACACCATGCAGTACTAGATGATTCTTTATATGTTGTAGTAAGAAACAACTCTAAAGATGTACTACAAAAATTTTCTCTGAAGAAAGAAGATGGTGAACGTGAAATTAATGACAATAATAATACTACTACAGATACTAGTGATGATACTTTATATCGTATACATTTAGATAACAGTGCAGAGGTTGCTTCATCTGGTTTAACTTATGATGCTACTAATGACTGGACCAAGTTTAATTTACCTACGGGTTTCAATGGTTCAGGACAATTAGCTGTCTATGTTGTACCGAGTTCTACAGACTTAACCTTTCAAGGACGGTCAGAGAATGTGTCTACATTTGTCGAGAGTGGAGTTACGAAAGTTAAACTCCCTGGTAATTGGAAAACATATGACCCACAGTATGTAGAAGACGGTAGTACTAGTGATGATGTAACACCTGCTAATAATATTATACTTGGTTATCAGTTTGATATGGAAGTTGAATTCCCTACCATACATTATAGCCAAACAGAAGGTGAATCTTATAGAGCTTTATTAAATGGAGCGTTAGTTATACACCGAGTTAAACTTAACTTTGGTGCGAATGGTTTGTATACCACAACCTTAGATAGAGTCGGCAAGCCAACCTATACTGAGACTTGGGAACCAACCATCTCTGACCAATACGGTGCTAACAGAGTACAGATCAATGATCAAGCTACTCAAACGATACCAGCATATGAGAAGAATAAAAACTTTACCTTAACCCTTAAATCGACACATCCCACACCCGCCACATTATATTCAATGACATGGGAGGGGGTATATACCAACCAAAACTATAAACGTGTCTAAATACATTCACCCTATCACAATGGAGGCTGCCTTAGAAGTAGCCTCTAATCTATTACCAGCTGACCGTAGAGAGGTCGAAGAAGGTCACGGTATAGATTCCACAGAAGCGTTAGTGGACGCTGTTCAGAAACCATCCTGCGTATACTTCGTAGTGCCTAACGGCAAGACTGCTGGTATGGCTGGAGTAGACCATGGAGGACAAATCTGGATGCTATGCACACCCGCTATTCATGACTATCCTTTAACCTTTGCTAGAGAAGCAAAGCGTTATGTCGAAAGACAACCAAATAAGTTACTGTGGAACGTTGTAGATAAACGTAACAAGGTCCATCTAAAGTTACTTAAATTCCTGGGGTTCAAATTTCTAAGGGAATTAAAATATGGACCTAACAACTTATCCTTTATAGAATTTTGCCGTGTGTTTAGGAGCCCAAGCGAGAGCCGCTAACGAGCGAGCTAGAAGAGACTACGAGTACAAACTCGAAAAAAGAGAAAAAGAGTGGATGGAAACACTCAGCATGACAAATGTTGAGCATCTACAATATGAACAAGGTATCGATGCCAGTAACCTTGGATTAGCTAATACTTATTCTGAAATACAAGAAAAGCATGGTGAGTTAGTTGATCAAATGGTATCTGAAAGTCAAACTGACTGGGAAGAATTTCTAGGAAAAAATGTCGGTGATAAATTAAAAGCTAGTAATGTTACTGGTAGATCAGCTGAAAGAATTAGTGCAATTGAACTTGGTCAGTACTTGAAAAGAGGTTCTGATAAAGCTCATAAATTAACTAAAGCTGCTAAACAATTAAATAGAGTAGGAGCTAAAGCAGCTGGTCAAGCAAGAGCACAACAGATGCAAATGTTTACTAATGTAGCATTTGTCAAGAACCCTGATATGGTACCACCTAAACCCGTATATCAGAACGTAGGGCAAGCAGCATTTATGGATGCATTAAGTATTGCAGGTTCAATAGGTTCAATTGTTGCAGGTGCTAAAGCTAGTGATAGAAGATTGAAAACAAATATAATTAAACTAGGTGAATCTATATCTGGTTTAGGTATTTACAAGTTTAACTACATTGGTAAAGCTAAACAATATATAGGTACCATGGCAGATGAAGTAATTAAAATCTTCCCTAAAGCTGCTATCTTAAATAGTGATGGATTCTATTCTGTAGATTATTCATTAATTGATGTTAACTTTAAGGAGGTATAATGGTAAGAAATTTTTATCAACCAGATCCAGGTCCAGACTGGACAAAAAGATTAAACGAGATTTATGCTAGGCAAACTCGTCAACGGAATGAACATCATGCTAATTTATTACAACAATCTGCAGAGCTAGAACGAGCTGACCCAGGTGTTGCTAACTTAGCAATGTTTAAAAAAATACTTGAAACAACTAAAACTGGAGTAGATGTTTATAACGCTTATAATTCACCTGAAGCTAAAGCAAAAACAGCTAAGAAACATAAAGAGGAATGGGGGAAAAAAAGTACAGAAGAAAAAAATATTCATAGTGTAAGCTGGTATTTAAAGAGAAATGAAATAGATCAGGCAGATGAAGACTTCTTTAAAAAATTTAAAGCTAAGTTCCCTTTTTTTAGCGATAGAGATAATGAAGGAATTAGAGAAGTTATCAAAAAGGCAATGGCTCTTTCAGGAAGATCTATTAATAGATACCAAGAAGCTTCAGCTGCTGAACAAGTTCTACAGTTTACTGAAACAATGTTTACTGATGAGCTTACTGGAAAATCAGGGGATGGACAAGGAACTTTAAATTGGTATAATAAATTAGATGGGGTAAGTAAAGCTAATTATAAACGTGATTGGAAAAAAAATAAACTTGATCATCTTGGTTATAGTAAAGAAGTACAATCTACTGTAGTACCTGAACTTAATCGTCAAACAAAAACAACAGCTACTACTGAAACTAATTTATTTAAAACTACAAAAGAAGCATTAGAACTAAGGCAATTACAAACTCAAATAAGTGCTCAAAGTGTAATTGCTAATCCTGATGATAGTGCATATTTTATTCATGGATTAATAAATGAACGCAAAAATCTTTATTGGGATATTGAAGGTGGTCTTACTGCAACACAACAAGCTGTAGAAAGTGTTGTAAGTGATTTATATCAGATGGGTGAATCAGGTAAGCTGACTAGAAATGCTTTCAATAAAATGCTTACAGGTAAAATTGATGGACATTCTGCTGGTGATACTCTTAAAGTATTTTTAGATAAGAATGGTGTACAAGAATCACATATACTTGATGGAATTGAAAAATTTGAACAAGCTGATTATGATGTAAAAGCAGCTTATGGGGAACAAGAGTACAAGCAAACGTTTATGCTTGCTGCAAATGGTAAATTAAGTCAAAAGGAGTACCAAGCAAAAGTAGAATTTTTCAATAGGGTACCGTTAAAAGATGATAAGGCTAAACTTGATAGATTAGATAAGGTTTTCCATACTAATCAAGATCAAGTAACTACAGAGGATATTATTAGTAACTGGTCATCTAAGATTAAAAACGGTACTCTTGATAAACATGAAGATGAAATTAATGATATTGGTAATATTAATGCTAATAATAAATTAAACGAAATAAAGAAGTATCAAAAGAACGCAGCTACTGAGGCTGGTTTAACTGACAAATTAAACGCTATTAAAACAACTGTTATAGGTGAAAGAAATAAAGGTATATTTGGAACACCAGGAGGTACTCAAAAAACTCAAAGAGTTTATGAAGATATCCAACAGAATTACAGATTACTTTTCTTTAAAAATCTTGAAGATGCTAGAGCTTTAAGTAAAGGTGGACCTGTAGATATTAAAGCTATAACAATGAAAACTGATTCAGAAATAGAAACTTATAAAGTAAGTAATGGTTTTGGTATTCCTCTTGGTGAGGCAGGTTCAGGTAAATTCTCAGTAAAAGGAACATCTGGTGAATATGATAACTATACAAAAAGTGTGATTGGCATACAAACTAGTGATGCTTTTACTTCTCAAACTTTGAGTTACAACCCGACTAATGCAAAGAACTGGGAAAGCGGTGTGCTTAGTAGAAGGCAGAGTCAACCAAACGCAGCACTTCGCTATAAAGAAGCTGGAGGTATTTTTACAAATGAAATGTTAGCTTACTATGCAATTAATCAAAAACCATCTGCAGAGATGTTATACATTGCAAGTAGAGAAAACTTAAACATTAGTAAAGCAATTGGTTATTCTATTAATGCTTTAGTTGATAGTGATGATAAGGGTGATAAACGATTTGTTAAAGATTATAATTTAGATAAAATTGAAACTGCTAATATGCCTGATGAAATTATTTTACAAACAGGTTATGAGGCAGTAACAAAATTAGACGGTAAAGAGCAGAATGATTTAAACAATCTACTTGCACGTACTAAACGTAATGGTATAGATTCTTTAAATGGTGTGGAGATAGAACGCCTCCTTACATATACACAAACCTTTCAACAATCTGAAGCTGCGAGTCAAACAACAAATTTATTAAATAATATAGATATGTTTAAACGAGCAGGTATTTCTGAAGATGCTATTAAGGAATGGATTCAAGAAGAAATTGATAAAAGAAAAAGCTTCTCTAATACAATTACAGCAGACTAAGAACTATGGATGAAATAGATCTTTCCAATTTTTCATTAGAAGATTTAGAATCTACATTGAATAATTGGGAAGCAGATCAAGGACCATCTACGGATGCTCCAGTAGAATCTGAAACAAAAGAAGAACCTTCTACGGAAGGCAGGCAAGAATACATACCCATTGGGGAAGAAGGCTTTGTACCAAGACCAGGTGTAACAGGAGCTATGAAAGACATAGCTCAAAGTACTATGGTTAATCTGCCTAAAGACTTATACGAGGGTGTAGCACCTGCTGTTGGTATTTTAGATACAGCAACAGATGCTTACAACATGGCTACAGGTTTTAATGTACCTAAGCTACCTGAGTATGAAGATAAAGTATCTCAAGCTGTACGTAATATATCTGGTCTAGTGATACCTTCACTTGGTCTTAGAAGTATGGCAATACAAGGTGCTTCTAAAATACATGCTGCAGGTAAAGCAGCCCCTTGGTTACAGAAACTAGGTAACACTAAATCATTTGAATACTTTGCTAAGTTTGGTATTGATATAGGTACCAGTGGTGCAGTTGATTATGTAGCTGAACAAAACCAAAAAGATGATAACTTACTAGGTACTTTAAAAGGGTTCTGGCCTAAGACATTCCAATGGATACCTAATAGCATTGCTACCAATGAAGATGATTCAGCTGGAGAAAAACGTGCTAAGAACGTTAATGAGGGTGCTATCTTTGGAGTACTATCTAGTATTGTAGAAGGTGCAGCTTATTTAGTTAAAGGTGGTAGAAGTATTAAACGTACTTCTAAATTTATACCAGGTAAAGAAGGGTCTAAAAATCTTGACGGATTAACTAAAGATGAATTTACTGATATCAAGTTCTCTGATAACCCTATAGAAGATGAAGTCCTTAGAGGATATGCACGTAAAGAAAAAGAACTTAACTTACTTAATGAGTACTATATAAGTAAAGGTGAAGATCCTATTGATTTCAGTCAATATACTGAAGGTGAAACATTAGTCCGTACTAAAGATGCTGATGGTATCTTAGGTGCTCAAGCTGATGCAGCCTCAATTCAAAATAATATAGATACTGCATGGGGTAGAATAGGTAATCTTATTCATGAAGCTGCACGTAAAGAAGGTATTGAAATAGGAAACTTAAGTAACAGAACTTTAGTTAGTGAGTTAACCCAACAGTTAAAAGAAGGTGGGTCTTTCAGTAAAAGACTTAAATCTAATAAACTTATTTCATCTAAAGTAATGGATGATGCTGGTAAGAAGTTAGCAGCTACCTTATTAAACCCACGTGTAACACCTGATGAAATCATTGGTCTATTAGATGAATTCAAAAGAGCAGTGGATGATTCAGCCATACGTATTGTTGGTAAGAAAGGTATAGCTGGTGCTATTAAACAACTAAAAGCACAGATGCTTGATTTAGACACACAGAAAGCTAGAGCTTATTTAGTTACATCTGAAGCTGGTCAAATAGCTGATATGTCTGAGGGTACTAGATTAATGGAAGAAGGTTCTTCTGTTAATAGAGCTGTTGAATTAATGGCTGATAGATTAGAAGTTTTAATGGTAGAGAAAGGATTAGCTAACTTTGAAGCTGGTTCTATGATGTCAAAGATGAGATCTTGGAAGTCAGCTGTAGAAACTGGTGATAAAGAAGTCATCAATGCAGCTGCTGATACTATCTTAAATTCTAATACTGGTAAACTTAGAGATCTTATACCTAAAGTTAAAGAGTGGACAGATACTATTAAAGCTGTTGCTAGAGAGAATCCTGAATTCCTTAGACCATTACTATTAGCAAATGAATTTACTGATGGTAATGTAGATACACTATTTAAACTACATACCTGGGCTGGTGAAAACTTAGCTACATTTAAGAAAGCTGTATATGATGGTAACCCTGATGTACCTTCTATAATTAATAAAGCTATGTGGAGTAATATATTTAACTCTGCATTATCTGCTTTAGCTACACCTGTTAATGCTGGTATGGGTAACTTAACTGGTTTATTAGGTAAAGGTTCTGCTACTGTATTTGGAGCTGTAGCTCATGGTGATTTGAAAAATGCTAAGAAAGCTATGGTAGCTCACTTTGCTTTGGATGATACCCTACAGAAATCAATGGATCATATGAGGCTTGTATTTAGAAAAGCTTCTACTAATCCAACTGATGTTAGTTATGTAATGCGTGGTGATATAGCTAGAGAGACAGAACAAGGTTTAGAAACTTTACAATCATGGGCTAATGCAGCTGCTGCTAATGGAGAAGACGGTGGTAAAATGTTACTAAGTGTATTTGAAGACTTAGATGCATTATCAAAAGACCCTGTACTTAGATTTGGTGGTAATGCTATGACAGCATTAGACGGTTTCTCTAAATCAGTACTAGCTAATACTGAAGCTAAGTATCTTGCTTTTAATAAGCTTGCTCAATCAGGCGAAGAGATTACTGAAAAAAGTTTTAAAAAAGCTGTTAATGAAATATATGATAGCTTTTTTGATTCCAATGGTATGATAAAGAATGATGCTGTAGATGCAGCTACTAGTGAAATAGCACTTAATGCTGACTCACCTGTAGTTGACGGTATGAATCAGTTTATTAAACGATTCCCTGCTGCTAGAACCTTTATATGGTTCCCTAGAACTACTGCTAACGTAATTGATACCTTTGGTAAATGGAGTCCAGCTGGTCTATTATCTAGTGACTACCAGAAAATGTGGGGTCCATTAGGTAATAAGAAGATGAGTGAATTCTCTATGGATGAGATTGCTAGCATTTTAAAAAGTAAAGGTAAACCTGTAGATGAGTTTGCTTATGAAACATTTAAAATGTTACGCTATGAAGTAAAAGGTAAAGCTGCTTTTGGTAGCCTTGCTGTTACAATGGCTGGTTTAGCTGCTACTAATGATAGATGTACTGGTAATGGTCATTATGACAAATCCAGACAGACTATGAGAGTACGTAGTGGTTGGAAACCTAAGTCTTGTAAAGTACCAGGGACTGACAAGCAGGTTAGTTATGAATGGATGGGTCCAATAGGAGATTGGTTATCATTAACCATTGATGTTGTTGATAACTTTGATAGTCTTTCTACTGGTATGCAAGAGGATTTATATAATAAATTAGCTTTTGTAATGGGTTCTGCTATAACTAATAGGTCTATTCTATCTCAACTAGAACCTATGTATGATGTATTACAAGGTAATGGAGCAGCTGCAACTAGATGGATGTCTTCATTTGGTAATAACTTAGTACCTTTAGGTAGTTTAAGGAATGAATTAGGTAAAGTAATGTATCCTCAGTTAAGACAGATACGTTCTGAATTAAATGAGAACTTACGTAATAGGAATGCTTGGTTAGATGCTGTAGATCCTTCACGTGCTCTATCAGCTGTAGTAGATCCTATAGATGGTAGAGAAATAGGTAAGGAAGATAACTGGTTTCTTAGAGTATGGAATAGAGGTCCAATGAAGATCACTTCCTCACCTTCTAAAGAAAGACAGTTCTTAATTGATATTGAATTTAACAGTTCACCAGTTATGCGTCTTAGCCAAAGAGGAGCTTTATTAGAAAACCAAGAGATTACAGCTATCAATAGCATGATGGGTAAACAAGGTTATCTAAAACAAGAGATTAACTCTATAATGAAAAATGCTAATAAGTTAACTTATACTGGTCCTGATGGTACAACATATAGAGGTTTTACTAATATCATACAAGCTCAACGTAGAGGTATGATTGGTTCAGACATTTTAGATATAAGTAAATATGCTAATGTATATACTCAACTTAAACAAGCATATGCATCTGCTAAACGTTTAGCTGAAGATAACTTAGAAGAACCAATGAGATCTGGTATTAGAGAACGTGAATATCAAGAGTATGAAAATAAAATTAATCAACAAAAAGGAGATCTTAACCAGCTCTACGAGGACGCTGGTATATCAGAAACTATTAACATAGCTAAATGACCTACACAACAGAATCAAATTATACTCAGTCAGTATCTGGGAATAGAGACTTCAATGTAGGTTTTCCATTCCTATCTACTGCTGACATTAGAGTACAACAAAACGGTACTACTAAAACACTAACTAATGACTATACTATTGTTCAATCTGGAGCTAACACAACTGTTAATTTTAACACAGCTCCAGCTAACAATGATACTATACGTTTATTTAGAGACACAGATATAGATGCTATAGAAGCAACGTATGCAGCTGGCAGTTCTATTAGAGCTTCAGATTTAAATACAAACAATACACAACTATTGTATGCAGCTCAAGAATTTGGAACATTAAAGACTGATAACTCTATATCTTTTTCTTTAGGTAATAAAGGGGATATACAAATTAACAGTTCTACTGATTATGTCATTAATAACAATGCTGTTGAATTAGCTATGATGGCTGACAACAGTGTTGGTACTAGTGAGTTAGTTAATGATTCTGTTACTGATGATAAGATGGCCAATAATGCTATAGCAACGGCAAATCTCAAGGATAATGCTGTTACTATAGCTAAGATGGCAGATAACAGTGTTGGTACTAGTGAAATAGTTAACAACGCTGTAACCCGTGCTAAAGTCACTCCAGGGGGTTTTAATCCTGTTGGTACTGTCATATGGTATGCTGGTTCTACAGCTCCTGCAGGTTATTTAAAGTGTAATGGAGATAGCATTGCTAATGGTAGTGGAACTACACAAAGTATAACAGCTGATTTCTCAGCATTATATGCAATAGTAGGTTCTAGTTTACCTGATTTACGAGGTGAGTTTGTAAGAGGTTGGGATGATGGTAAAGGTACAGATAGTGGTAGAAGTATAAGATCTGGTCAAACAGAATTATTTAAAGAACATACTCATACTCCTGGTGTATCTCAAAGTACAGCTGGAGACCATAATCACTCATTTAAAGCTTCTAATAGAGCAGGAGATGAGAATGGGTGGAGTGGAGCAAATAAAGCTTTTATTGGTGACGATGATGGTTCAGCATTTACTCAAGCTGCTGACACTAATAAGATATATGATAACGGATCACATAACCATAGCGTAGGAGTAACAATAGCAAATACTGGTGGTGCAGAAACAAGACCAAGAAACATAGCTCTTTTAGCATGTATTAAATATTAAACAATGACCGTAACAACTGAACATTTTTACAGCGGAAATAACTCCACCACTAGTTTCGCTTATACATTTCCATATTATAAGACCTCTGATATTAAAGTTAAAGTAGGAGGCACATTAAAAACTGAAGCAACACATTACAATATTACAGGTACCAATGTAGTTTTTACTAGTGGTAATACACCACCAAACGGTACCAATAATATACATATTTACAGAGAAACTGATGTAGACACATCCAAGGCAACATTCGCTGCTGGATCTTCTATCAGAGCTACTGATTTAAACAATAACGAAACACAACTTCTATACCACGCACAAGAACAAAACTTTAATAAGATTCAAACTGCTGATGTAGAAGATGGGGCAATTACATCTGCTAAGATATTAGATGGTACAATTGCTACAGCTGACATAGCAGATAATGCTGTTACTTCAGCTAAACTAGCTACTAATAACTCTATTGATGCAACTAACCTAGCAGCTAACTCTGTAGGTGCATCTGAACTAGCAGATAATGCTGTAGATACTGCAGCTATTGCTGATGATGCTGTTACATCTGCTAAGATAGCAACAGGTGCAGTCATAGCTGATAGTATTGGTACTAACGCTGTAACAACTGCTAAGATATATAATGATGCAGTTGAGACAGCTAAAATAGATGATGGTGCTGTTACTACTGCTAAGATAAATAATAGTGCAGTAACTGCTGATAAAATAGCAACAGATGCTGTCACTACTGCAAAGATATTAGATGCTAATGTAACAACAAATAAGATTGCTAATGATTCAGTTACAACTGATAAATTAGAAAACTCAATTAATGCATCCATCGCAGCTAACACAGCTAAATCAGGTAACGCTACACATACAGGAGAAGTTACAGGTGCTACATCTTTAACTATAGCCAATAATGCTGTAGTCGCAGATAGAATAGCTTCTAATGCTGTAACAACTGCTAAGATAGCAGACAATGCAGTAACAACCGCAAAAATAGCTGATGCTGAACTCACAACGCTTGCTGGTATGCAGTCAGGTACTGCATCTA